GGACCATCGGCCATTGGGCTAATAAAAATATTCTTAGCAGGATTATATATAGCAGTAAGACCAGTTGTATTACAAATCGCTAATTTATATTTATCTGCTCGTTCCATCATAGATTCTTTTAAAAATGCACTAGCACCGTGTGAAATAACACCGTCACGTTCCATTTCACCTATACGTAATCCACCATCATTTGCACGCCCAGATACAGGTTGACGTGTTAATTGTTGATTTGGTCCACGTGCTCTATAATTAATTTTATCCTTTACCATATGCTTTAATCTCATGTAGTAGTTAGGTCCCATAAAAATTTCTGCTTCTAATTGTTGTCCAGTCATTCCACTATATAAAATTTCATTACCACTAGAATGATATCCAGATTTACACAATAATTCTCCAAACACCCCAATTTTAGAACCATCATTATTATACGCAGTACAATCACCAAAACCACCATATATAGCAGAAGCTTTACCAGTAATAGTTTCAACAAATTGTCCAATTGTCATTCTGGAAGGAATAGCATGTGGATTAATTATTAAATCAGGACGAATACCATCTTTATTAAAAGGCATGTCACTTTCAGGAATAACTAATCCAATTGTGCCTTTTTGCCCAGCACGAGATGCCATTTTATCACCTAAATTTGGTATACGTTCTTCACGAACTCTTACCTTAGCAATACGAGTACCATCTTCTCCATCGGTGATAAATGTTTTATCTACAACACCCATCTGTCCTTTTTTTGGCATTTTAGATGCATCGGTAATATATGAATTCTCACTTGATCGATTCGTTAATCCAATCATAACAATTTTATCATTTAATTTTGTATTTTCACGAATAATTCCGGATTTATCGAGATAACTATAGTCGTATCCAGGTTTCATTCCAGTAACACCAATAGTATTTTCAATATTAGTGAATGCAATCTCTGTAGTAATATTTTTAGATTTACTTTTTTCTTCGTGCGATTCATATGTAGTATAATATGTTGTTCGAAACAGTCCTCTCTTTAAAGAACCTTCATTAACTAATATAGCATCTTCTACATTATAACCGGTATAACACATGACTGCTACAATTGCGTTTTCACCATATGGATTTTCTTCGTTATTTATGTGTTTTAAATATCTAGTTTTAACAAGTGGTATCTGTCCATATGTTAATACAGCAGCCATTTTATCCATACGTACCTGATGGTTTGTGTGATAAATCGAACATGACTGTTTTGTTTGACCACATGAAAAAGAATTACGAGTAGCTGGATTATTTTCAGGATAATTAACTAGATTAGTTAATACGCCAAATATAAGTGATTCGTGAATTTCAATATGAGTAAAATTTTGATGTTTATGATTATCCATTTCTTTTAAGTTCATTGCAATTAATGATCCTTCGGTTTCATTTGTATCAATATAATCAATAATAGATTTATCCTGTAAAAATTTTTGTAATTTCGCTGGATTTGTTTCATCATTATTAACATCATATAGTTCATTTAATTCATATAGTTTATTATTATTTGGGTTAAAATTATCTATTTTCTTTTTATTGAAGCCAGTAATCAAGTTTTCCCATGTAAATGAATCATCATTCAAATATTTGTTAAAATTCTTATTATCATATGACATTTTACCAGTCTCATCATCTTTGTAAAATATTGGTCGACATATACGTCCAGCATCTGTATAAATAAAAACAGTATTATTTTTAATATCGAATGTAGCACTGGTATAAATAGGAATAAGTGCATTACGTCGAAATAATTTTATTTTTTGTATAATTTCAAACGGTTGATCTATTACTCCAGCCCAATGACCATTTACAATGACTTTGGTTAGTGTAGATATTAATTTGGGCGTACATTCTTCTAATAATTTCATACTACCCTTTTCTCTCAACCATTTAATAATAATTTCTCTAGAATAACCTTGTGTTATATATGCAGTAATAGCCATATGTTTATGTAATCCAATATTACCACCATCCGGAGTATCGATAGGATCAAAGAAACCCCATTGTGTCATATGCAATACTCTTGGTCCAACCACTTTTACACTAGCATCTAATGGTAAGTTTGTTTTACGTAAATGACTTAATGCAGAATAAAATGTTAGTCTGTTTAAATCCTGAACAACACCTATTCGTTTGGTATGTGCTTTTGCTCCCCAATTACCGTTAAATGCAGTTTTAAAACCAGATTCCACAATTCTATTATTAAACACTTCCTTATAATTCTGTTGAATGAGTCCATATAAATTATCAGCGTATAATGACTGATTAAAATAAATGATTTCTTCAAATGATAAATGTATTTGTTTTTGTTGCATAGTATAATATTCACGAAACAAATCATACATAAGTGTTCCTACCAATTCAATTCGTTTATATTTAAAATTATCACGATCAGTCGGTTGTTCAATTCCGGTATATACAGATAATAATTTAAATACAATATGACCTAAGTAATATCCCTTTTGTAAATAATTCATTTCACCAACATGAGGTAAAAAGTAATCAGCTAATATTTCTAGAGCATGTGGAATAGTAGATCCTTTAATATGAGTAGCAATATATTTAAGTGCAGTCTGTTGCGTCATTATACCTCCCGCATCATGTACAGATGGTATAAACAGATCTACCATATCAGCATACTTATGTAAGTCTAATAAGCACATGGTAATAATTTGTTTATCGCTAATAATACCTAATGCCCTAAATACAATAAACAGTGGTATAGGTTTGCGAACATTTGGGATATTTACTACTATATTTTTAAATGAAAACTTATCGGTTGGTTTCATCATTTTAACTGAAAGAGTTCTAATCGGCTTTGATACATTTTCAGATACTGACCTTATTTCAGCAGAATATAAATATGTATCATCATCTACATTACGTATATATAGCATGTTGTCTCCAAATTTTTCTTGAGATACTACTGTTTTTTCCTTACCATTAATAATAAAGTATCCACCCATATCATTAGAACATTCACCCATTGTATGTCTTACTTCTCGGGGTAGTCCATTTAATATACAATGATTTGATTGTACCATAATAGGAAATCTACCTAAGAATATTTGATCTAATATAATTGTACGTTTTTGAACATTAGACGACATCATAGATTTATTAGTGGCTTCTTTAAATAAAGCTGCCTCCATCGGGGTTAAATCAACTTCGGTTCGTTTTGCACGTTTACGTCGTAATGGAGCCTTTGTTTTTGATCCTCCTTCTATTTCACTATCGGCCTCTTCTAAAATAGTATCATCACCAACTATAGTTGGTTTTTCACCATCTTTTAGTATATCAATAAACTCAACTTCTACATCATAATGAACAGTTATACCATATGTCATATTTCGAAGACGTGCTTCATTTGGATACATAAAATGACTATTATTATCGTCATAAATAACTGGTTTTCCAAAATAAATTTTAGAACCATCTTTACCCCCAAAATACATTATACATTGTGATCTATATTCATCAATATCTGTATCATATCTAGTTTGAATTCGTAATGGATTTTTTTCTTTAAATATTTGAAATATTCCTCTCTTAAAAAAATCATTATATGATTCAATGTGGTGTCTTACTAAACCTTGTGGATTATCTTCAAAGTACTTATCAATAATTTTCCATGTGTTCGTATTATCCATATAGATGAGTGTATATAAAATATGCTATATATTTTTATGTTCTTTTACAACCGGTTTTGTAGTTTAGTCATTTTATAAACAGTGGTGTATTATTTACGTGAAACATTGAAATGACCAAAAGGTTTAGCAATATAGATAATTATAAATATTTTTCTAGTTATATACTATATTTTAGAATGACTGATTTTATGACAACATTATTTGGCCCTCTTAGCCGTGATTTCTGTGACTACTTTTTCATTTTGTCTGTTTTTGGATTTGTCTTATTGGCAGTCTTAATTGTTTCTTCTTTATTGGTAGGTATTTCTAAACGTAAGGGTATTGACTTTTATTTACAGACGTTGTCTATTGCCGTTGGATATGCTATATTCTATTTTCAAAATAGATTGTTACATTCCATGTGTGCTGGAACTTTAAATTAAATTAATCCGTTCTAATTCAAAATCATTTTTTTAAATATAATATAAAATCAATAATGGATATTTTATATTATAGCAACTATTGTAAACATTCTCAAAATGTTATACAAACTTTAGTAAAAAGTAATCTTACGGATAAGATAAGCTTTATTTGCATTGATAAACGAAAACGTGATGAAAATAACGGTCAAATGATAATTATATTAGAAAATGGTGATAAAGTAATGATGCCACCAAATATACATAGTGTACCATCATTATTATTAATAAAAGAACAATATCGTGTAATAGAAGGTGATTCTATATTAACACATCTTCATCCTGAAATTAGAAAAAATAAATTGCGTGAATCTAACATACCAACTGAACCTACCGGATATATGTTAAATTCATACTCCAGTGGGTCTAATATAATGTCTGAAAAATTTACAAGTTATAGTTTGACACCAGATGAATTAAGTGCTAAGGGTACTGGAGAACGACGTGAAATGTATAATTATATGTCAGCAAAAGATACTATGAATGTGATCAATACACCTCCGGATACCTATAAACCTGATAAAATTTCAAATGATATTACACTAGATACCTTACAGCAAAAACGTATGGATGATATTGGACAGCCAAGAAATCCTCCTGGACAGGTATTAAATATTTAATAATTATTAATTTAAAAAAATAAATATAAAAACGTCCGCTTTATTAATATATTATGCCAAGTAAACCGGATATTAATAAAGCTTTTAATAAGTTGTTTTTTGACTTTTTGGATGATATAGTTAGCATTTATCCAGACAATAAAGATATTAGTGCAGCACGTACTTCGTTTGCGTCATTTAAACAAATGAACCCGACTATTATAGTAAAATCATGGTTTAAATTTGTTTATAGTCCATATAGGGAGGTTATTAATGCAGGTGACATTTCATTTTTCTTTAATAAAGATTATTCGGCTGATTTGCAAGATACACCGGGTAGTAAGGAAATTATGAGAGTTATCGATGAGATTCGCGGTCCAATTCAGTCAATGGATGAAACTAATAAAAAACATTCATCTGATTATATATTAAAATTAAGTAAATTATCTGAAATCTATGGTAATATGTAAGTAATAAAATATAGTTGATAACTTTTTATTAAAAGTTATTAATTGATTGATATTATTTATTGTTTCAAAAATATAATTTAGATACATAGTATATATTTTAATATCTAATGGATACAAATGATGATGAAAATAGTGTATCCGGGTTAGTTTCTAATGATACACCTAATAAAACAATAGATAGTTTAGACAGAGGTAATAGAGTTGAATTAGGTGATTTAATTGAGATCATTTCTCCGGCAAATGATTCATTACATGAAACAACAGCATTAGTTGAATATATAGATGATAATCAAATAAATATAACAAATATCGCTACATGTAAATCATATCAGTTAAACATTAATTCAAATGGCACTCTAACTGATGAATCAATTGTGCAAATAAATATATTAAGTAGAAGTGAGACGAAAGGGTATGCTCGACAAAATAATTTATTACCAAAAACATGGATTCATATTCATATTGGTGGTGATATACCTACAATAATTCTTGGTGAAATTACAAACTTAGAAGAAGATATGATAGAGATAATTACATATCCTGAAATAAAAACAATTTATATTGACTTTAAATATAATGGTATTCCGTTAGACATACCAATTACAAATATTAATATTCGTGAAAAGCCAGCTATATTGAATAAATATAGTTCATTATCTGAAATTCGAGATGGACTAGAAGATGGAGAAATATACAGTGCACCAGAAGAAGAATTAGCCTCAATTAATTATACAGAAACAGGAGAAGCTATTATTAATATACCTGAAAACAGTAAAACGCAAAAAAATATACATGATGTATTAAATGATATGTATGTTGACGCAAGTACACTATTAGCCGACGAAGAATTAGGTGAACTTCCATATATGGTTGAAGTTCCTGAAAATGAAAAACGATTCGGTATTGATCTACAGGTTAATGATTTAATGGATGAATTATTATCAACCATTCCAAATAGTCGTCGTACACAAAAAGTTATGGATAATATTCACAATTTAATTAGTAAATATAAATTACTTAGACAGGAGTATTCTAAATTTGACGATAATCAAAACATATATAGCATAAATCGAATGGATATTATACATAAACCTATTATCCAACATATAAAACGTATGGATATTAGATTACGATGGTTATTACCTGTTGTAAAGTTACAAAAACGTGTTTATGATGAAAGTAATAGTGCTGGTATTGATGATATCGTAACAGATACTACTGAAAATACTCTTAATAATTTACAGGTGATTCAAAATGAATATTATGAACGTAATCATAATGAGGAATCTAGAGATTTTAATTTAATGCAAAGGCGAATACAGGATATTATGGATCCTATGAATTCGGTAGATAAAAATGAATGCATTTATTCTACAGGTGTAATGACTGATTTGGAAGCTATTATTGATAATCTCGATGATTTTAATAGTACGGTTTATACCAAAGCAGGATTATCTAAACGCCAATATGTTATGCAGCGATATAATCTAGGTTTATCCAAACTATCGAACACACAATTAAAAGGAGGGAAACTTTTATATACACAACAATCCTTAACTGATAACGATACAATGTGCGTAAATTCATTAATGACGTTACCTTTGCCTATTATGAAGTTCTCGTCAATACAGTTACATTCGACTAATATATTAAATCGTTCAAATTATCATCAAAACTTTTTCATGATGTTTCGTGCATTACGTGCAAACACCGATATAATTCCACATGTAATTACTGATTTTGAAAGAGAATTGGATTATGAAAAAATGGAAGCATCTACAAAACAAACAATTCTAAATGGAATTCATGAATTTATAATAGGAGATGGTGATTACATGGATACAGATGAAAAATTTAATAAATTTTTACAATGTATTATACCACAAACCCGTATATTAATTAAATTGCTTCAAACACATATGCGTAACAAATTATCGATGATTAGTGTTGTCGAACAGTTAGAACCGTTTATGATTTATATGCCTGATATTTCTTACGGACAATATAAAGAAATTCGAAAATTTATCAATAATCAAATTAGATTGTTAAAGAGTGATTTGGAAAAACAATTGTACAAGTTTAATCTACTCAAAAATACAAAGTATAATGTAATTAAGCAACCTAATATAATTATGAGACTACTAGCTGAAAAAACAGATATAGCTGATTGCTTTAATCGATTATATGACATTAATACTGATGAAAAAGATTCAGTATATGAAACATCAAACGAGTTGTTATTTAAACTAATAAAAGCAGATTATGGTACATTGTATATGAATTCTATTTCACAAATATTAGTTTCATTAATGACACCCGATAGTCTTATGGCTATTTTAAATGAACCAGAAATTGATGATATGACTCCCGAAGGAAAAATAAAATCAAAAGATTGTCATACTTATTTATTAGCAAAAAGATATTCTTCGCTGAAAGAATTACAAAAAGATGATAACGTTGATTCTATCTTTTTTGATACTGATTTGGACGATACACCATATGATATTATTAAGAAATATGAAGATCAGCAAAAACTTTTATCACCAGATAAATTTATTGATTTTCTAGCTGAAAATTTAATACAGCGTCATAAATACCCAAAAGAGAATGCTGTTGAATTAGCAAAGGATATAATAGCTAAGAAGAAACTAGTACTTAATGGTCACTATGCTATATTGGAAATTAAACCACAATTAAATAGTAACGTAGATGAATCAAATTTGACAGAGAATGATATGGAACGAATAGAAAATGAATCTAATATTAGAAAGAAGGTCGTATATTATCGTCGTTTGAAAAATAATTGGATTATTGATAAAGATATTGAGGATAGCGCATTTATTGATACACAAACCCTGTTTTGTAATATTAATACAAAATGCTCCAATACCTCTGGTAAAATATGTGAAACTGAAAGTGATGCTAGAATTCGTTTTAAAAATATTAATAAAGATGCAATGATTACAGAATTTGATAAGCGTTATCATGAGTCTATTGAAGATATCAGTAAGAAATTGGAACAAAAATTGGAATATCATTTAAAATTATTGTCACGTAATAAACTTTTGCGAGATACCAAAGAACAAAGTGCAAATAATCTAGCATATGAGATTGGTAAACGTGTAAATAATAAAGACAGTGTTATTTCACCATGGGTTAAACTTCGCGATGATATAATTGGATTACCAGATTTTGTTCAAAAACAACATTTGATTTGTAGATTTGTTAATGAATTTACTCGAGAACCATTAGTTAAACAATCAAATGAATCACAATATTGGTTATATTGTAAATCCACTAATACACAATTATTTCCTGTTTCCGGTTATCAATTAGCTAATACTTTTACTAGTGGTGGTGATTATAATTTAAAACTAAATCAAATAACTGCACAATTAGGTGTTTTAAGTGATGACGGTGACTGTATCGTGGATGAAGAAACTGGATTTAAATTACAAAATTGTGATTTTGTGAATGCAGATGAATATGATGAAGCCGGACGTCGTATCAAATCAAATGATATATTAGATGATGACCTAGGTGATACTTTAATGGCAAGTGAAGAAAAAAAAATTAAAAAGATATTTGATAGTGAAACTACTAAAATGATATACGCAATTGCATCAACTATTACAAAATTTGTTAATATTCCATTTGACCAGATAGAAACATATGTATTACGTTTATCAAATGAATTGATACAAAAACATATTTTATCACCTGAGGCATATAAGCGAAAAACAGAGAGTCCCAAGGAAGAGAGTCCCAAGGAAAAGGCTGTCAAATCATATGATAATTATAAAAACGAAACAACAATTATGATTGTAGCTAGTGTAGTATTAATTAGTATTCAAACAACAACTCCTTCTTTTACTGTTAGTCGTACATTCCCTGGATGTGTTAAATCCTTTTCGGGGTATCCATTATCTGGGATAGAAGATTTAAGTGGTATAAACTATATTTCCTGCATTGTTAATAAGGTAAAAAGCTCGATTCCACCATGGAATTCTATTAAGAAATTAGATTCAGGTATAATTAGTAATTTCATTAAAACAATCATAGAAGATTATATTATTAAAAGAAGCGATATTATTGAACTATATAACAAAAAACGTCTATATAATGAATTAAATCCTGAAAAAGAAATTCCAGATGACCTTCAAATTTCTAAATGGGAGCATTTTTTACCGCCAGTAGTAAATTTCAGTGTCATTAATAGTTTAAAACCCGTATCGAACGATTTTAAAACCGAATTAGTAGCAGTAATTAAAAAAGGTAATTCATCACAAATGGATAAAATTCGTACATTAAAGAGTAGAATAGTCTCATTTGGATATGCAATTATTGAAATAGTAAATAAAGTTGTCAGTAAAAATGAATTGTTGTTACAAACTTCTAGTAAGATACCCTATGTTGAAAATGCATGTTGCAGTGATAATAATTTATTAATAAAACCGATGTTGTATTTTAATAATGAAGATGGAAATATACAACTGTTACTTAAAAAAACGCGCAATATGACAAAGTTGTTACGTTATGTTAATAATCTTACATATACTCCTTCATTTTATCATCCTGAATCAACTCGTCTTATTCATCCTCAGGTTTCTTCGGGTAGAATAGAAGAAAATATTTATGCAGCTGTTATTTATTACTGTAATTTTGATAAAGATTTACCAGTTCCAGAAGATTTAAAACACATATGTAATATTAAACCTGATAATTATAAAAAAGAATGGTCTATAATGGAAAAAGTTGAATTTTTAAAACGAAATGGAAAGCAATATAATATTGATACATTAAATAATCTTATGGATTCAGTGAATAAACGCAATATTGTTACAATTGATTCGCAACCTGATATTAATATAATTAGTGGTCTAACTGATATTATCGAACATATGGATAGAGTTGATTCAACTTTATTTGATGAACGTTTTAGAGAACATATGCGTAATATATTAATTGAATATAATCCAAAACAAATGCAGGATACGAATAGTGAAGCATTAAACAAATTTACTGATTATTTAACAATATCCAATAATATGTTGTTTACAAAGATTATGTCATTTTTTGATGATTATGGAAACTTACCCGATGCAGAATATGATATTTTAAAGAACTTTTTAAAAGATATTAGTATTTGGAATGCTGACAAAATGTATGAAAGTAAAGAACATACCTACGACGAAGGTCAATATACAGTCATCCAATATCTATATAATGCTATTACTGCTTTTTCTAAAACTTACCCAACTATGTTAATTAATAATACTGATGTATTTAAAACAATACCTAAGCATTGGGGATTGGCAAAAAAACATGTATATGATGTTGATCAGTTTTTAAGTAAATATTATAAGGGTCTAGATGAATTCAAGGGTGATGAAGTATTAAAATGCGTATTACAAGATGTAAATGTAGAATTAACTGATATGGATATATTCGTAAAAAATATTCCAATACAAACTGATATACAACGTGAAATCATTGATGAACAGGGTAACCCTAAAATAATATCATTCCATTCATTATTTGGTAAAAACGCATTGTATCTATTATTTGTACATTGTTTCTATCTAACTATATCTAAGTATATTGATACTGGTGATACACCTAATATTATTATTCAAGAATCGTTATCAAATAAAGAATCAATTCGAGAAAATAATGTTAATTTAGCCGATCCAACAACATCAATTAGTGCATTAAATAGAGATGACAGTGAATCTGTATTAAGTGAAGTTCAAATATATAGCGATACAAATACAGATATTAAAAATAAAATAGCCAAACTTTTACAATCCTTTTTACAAATAGAGATTAATAATAAAAAAACTACAAACTATTCATACGATGATGTTATAAAACGTGTAAATATGGCAAAGGAACGTGAAAAGAAAGGGTTTATGGATTATCTAGGTGAAATGAGCATTGAAAATAGAAAAGCAGAAAAACTCATGAAAAAATATAGACTCGGTAAATGGAACGTTGGTCAACAAGGTCAAAAACGTGGGTTTAAATACGATAAAGAAACATATGAAAGAGAACGAAATGAATTAATTGCTCAAATGTCTAATGATATTAATAGTGATAAATTTAATGTAATTAGTGATTTACGCGGGGAAGTAATTGATGCTGGTATTAGTAAACCTCTTCAAACTACAGATGATATGGATGCTGATGATGATAATGAGGTTATAGAAAATGAAGATGACTATGGTAATCCAGATAATATAGATCATGATCTAGATAATTACGATGAGGAAGCTGAAAATGAATTTTAGCGAAAATATAGTAACAAATATTTTATATTAGTATTATAACTAATATAACAATAAATGAAGGGATTTATACGTAAAAACAAAGTGAATACTGCTGTATTGTTATTTTTACTAATAGCTCTATTAATACACTATAACCAACCTTCGTTGCTTTATACAAACGAAGGCGGATTTAGAGAATTTGGTGTAGGTTATACACACAAAACTGTTATACCTATATGGTTAGTGATGATTTTATCGGCAATATTTAGCTATTATATTGTTTTAAATTATTTAGCGTATATGTAATTAGAAAATAATTACACAGATATGTTATAATACATGGTATTTCCAAAATTAATTGATAATAATACAAGCTTTTATTTACAAAATACATTACATAAATGTCATGAAACACGTGTAAATTTATATTACTATGTATTTAATATTTCGGTTCTCGTTTTATTTGTTATTGTTACTGGAATTATATTATATAATTGTTATAATAATAAACTTACTGATTATGATAGACAACAAAAAATTTTACGTGATCAAGAATTTATTACATCAAAGATTAGATATTATCAAGAGAACTGTAAAGATATGAATGAGAGATATTCGTCGAATATTACAAATCTACCGTCTATTCGAGTATAATATATATATATGTATACGTTATATATATTATAAGTCATCATGAATATTATTCGCAATGAAAGAGAAGAAGTTATTTTAAACGATAATATAGCAACACAACAATTGAGTGCGATCATCAATAACATGAATAAGTTGACAACTATACTGAATATTCAAACACCGTTACATGGTGATGTTGATTTTTCTATATTAAAAGAGGCTGGATTTAATTTAATTACTGAGATTTCCATACCGATGGGCAAAGTAACTAGTGTTTCTAATTTACCTAAGAATCTTATAAAATTTAGTTGTGTTAGTAATTTATTAATTTCATTAGAGAACCTACCTGAAAATATAGAAGAAATTGTTGTAAATAACAACTATATAGATAAATTAGAGATCAGACATTTGCGTGAATTAAAAATATTGAATATATCATTTAATAAATTAACAGAAGTACCATCATTACCAAAATCTATAGTTGAATTATACTGTAATAATAATAATAATTTGACATCTTTATCACTTGGTGGTCTTGATAATTTAAAGGTTCTCAATATATCAAATACAAGTGTTAACGTTATAGATAATTATCAGGAAGGGATTGTCGATTTTATTATGGAGAATACACCGAGTATCGAATTTCGTAATATAGAGGTGACACCTAATATCCGGAATAATACACAGGATAAACAAGATGAAGATAAACAACGTACCAAACTATACGAAGATGCATTAAATGATTATTTTAAACAAAAAAAAACTTACGAAAATACATTAAATAAAGCAAAACGTCAAGCATTTTCAAAGGCTACAACAAAAAAACGGGGTAAGTATGCGACCAAATCTGTAAAAATACCATGTATAAAATGTAATAGACCAGTCGGTACAATATTTAAATCTATAGATCAAAAACATACTGCTATATGTGGTGATACTAATAATCCCTGTAAATTAAATATACAACTGTATAATGGAAATATTGTATTATACAATGATGTATTAAATGATACAGTTAAGGAAATGAGTTCACATAAAGAGAACATAATACGTAAAAAATTAGATACATTATTTGGGTATATTGATGAACAACAATCTACATTAGAATTTAACGAATTATTAACGATGTACAATGCAGAGAACTTACTCTATAAGCAAATAACTAATAATTTAAATGATATTAATACTAATGAATCAAATAAAGATTCTATTGCCAAAAAAAAAGAGATTATATATCAGTTAAATGAATCTGTCAGTAAATTATTAGCTGATTACAAAGAGACATCTAATAATCAATTATTAAAAGATGCTGTGAGAACACAGTACGAACAAATTAATACTGAAATGAGAAATTTGAGAATGTTGAAATATAATATAATGGAAATGGATATTGTCAATATAAAAAATCCAAATGCAAAAGATGTTATATCATTAGATAACGATTGTATGATTGATATACATAATAGTAAAAGTCTTGACAAACGAGAACATATATTAGTACAAAAACCGGTATCTCTAATAGATATGGAATTTTCATATAATGAACCACCAAGTGTAATACATTATATTGTTTAATCATTATTTACAATAATTACATGATAATAATGTAATTATTTACTAGTGTATAGCATGTATAAATTAATTGCACTGGTTAAAATTGGAGATACCGTCCCATGATACCTGATTAGTATTTGCCCATTCCTTTTTTGCACAGTCTGTTGTTTTACCCTGACCTGCCCATCCAGCATCATTGAAATTTATAGCAGCAGCTTCAGTGCTAGTATATGGAATAAATCCATGAGTTTTAGTGTCTGCATGACTAAAATCCTTAGTAGCATCACCCATTATAGCTGTACCAACATTTCTTGTTGTATCATATTCAGTATTATTATTATTTACCGGTATAATACACGTATTATCTGCATCAGGATCTGCCTTCCATAGATCAGGACACGAATTTTTAATTGGAGGAAATTGAGTAGATATTCCTTTACTATTAGTACCCATACTAATTCCAATGTATGCTAATAATAATATTAATATAATAATTGCAATAGCAATAACAATAAAATAAAACCACTCCATGATATATTATAATGTTATAAATTATTTTTTTACATTTGTTATTGCTAAATATTTAGACTGTTTGGAAATTATTTCTTAATAGAAACTATACAATGAATTTAACTAATCTTGAAATATACGATAATAATAAACTCATGACAAATTCTTCTATAATGAATGGACGGGTAAATATTATAGATTATCCATCTGTCGACGTTCAACTGAAAATGCAAGAAAAAATAGGAGTTAAAAATAAAACTAGTGAATATAGAGAAGCTTTAGTAGGTGAATTAGAATCTACTTTACTTTCTACATTATACTTTTCAGCAGAAAATATTCAAATTGTACAAAATGGACTTCGTGCTGGAGTATATAAAATGTCAGGTAATCAATATGTAGTTGCTCCACAAAATATTGATGTATTGAAAGTTATTATGAGAAGTATATTTTTACAATATGCTGAGCATAATGATAACAATGTTACTAATGAGATTTCGCGATTAAATAACTTAGTTTTAGAATATTCTGTACCAAATGTGTATAATGAAGCAAAAGGATATATTAAATATCGTGAAGATCAAAGTACTTTAGTTGTACCACTTGAATTACCTAGACAGACTGATCGTGAGTATAAGCAACTAGAGTTAAAGCAATGGGTATAATTTATTATACTATATTTATCGTTTTACTTTCAACACTTTTTGTTTCTTTGGTTGTGCATTCTTTTTGATATTTTTACCATCACCTAATTGAATTTTCTCACGTTTCTGTTTATAAACATTATAATGAGATAGCAGTGTTTGGAGTTCATGCTTCCACATTGTTTCTAGTTTTGTACGTTTCAACACATCCAGTTCCTTTTCTGTGTCTGTATGTTCCTTTAATATCGATGTCACATTTTCATCTGTCACTGAATCCATAGGCATTTTAATTAAATATTTGTAATCATTTTCAATTTTAGTAAATTCCATAGTCGTTAACATGTCATTTACTTCACTAGATTTCTTTCGTCTTAAGTCAATGCGATCAGCTAACACTTCTGTTATATAACGAGCACGATTTGATAGCTTAATTAGTTTCTTTTCTATATTATCTATTAGGTATTCTTTTCTTTTTCTATAAACATCAATTCTTACATCATAAAACTCGTCTATTATCTCGGTCACATGATTATATTTATGAAGACGACAATCCTTATTAAACATATGCATATTTGTAGTACTTACTGTAGTTGATAGCTTAAAGAGTTTTTCTATTCCGTTACCATTATCATACTCTGTATTTTCTAATTCTTGCAAACTACCTCTATACAATGTAACTGTTATATCTATTGATACTTCTGTACAAAGAGATGTAAAATCGCGAATGGTGGGTGAACTTTTCTTACCTGTTTTACTATTTACTACACCATCCATTAGTGTCTCGAGATATGTAATGTAAGGCATTGTCCATGTTCCTACTGGTAATTCTGTTATACGTATTTTATCTTCGCCTATTTTTTCATATACACCTTTTATTAAGAATTTTGAATCACTAATACTAGTCACTGTACCCTTAAAACCTTCATAATAAGGAATGAAACTGACATCGCTAACACTTTTATTATTTAATTTATTCGTTAAATATTCTATTATAGTAATTGGATTATATGATGCAATATTACATGAAAATCCTGTTCCTATACCAGAGATTCCATTGATTAGAGCAAATGGAATAATTGGAACATAATATTCTGGTTCAACTAATGTGCCATCATCATTTAAATAATTCAACACTGCATCATCTGCTTCTGGAAATATACTACGTGTCAAAGTATTCAACTGTGTAAATATATATCTCTCTGATGCACTGTCATCGCCACCATGTAGTCTTGTACCAAATTGTCCATTTGGTTCTAACATATTAATGTTATTAGATCCTACATAATTTTGTGCCATATTTACAATTGCACCATTTAAACTAGCTTCACCATGATGATAAGCACTGTGTTCGGATACATATCCTGAGAATTGTGCTACTTTAATTTCACTTGTTAATTTACGCTTAAACGCGGAAAACAGTATTTTACGCAATGAGATTTTCAATCCATCTACCATATTTGGAATAGATCGAGCACAATCATACGTACTAAAATGTATCATTTCATTATTTATAAATTGTTCATAATCTACTGATTTATCACTAGTGTCTAGATAGGCATCTTTATTATAATTCTCTAGCCATTGTTTTCTATCATCTGCTCTTTTTTTATTAAAAATTTTATCGATAATATCATCACTATTCCTACCCGAATAGACAAAATCTACAATTTTTTTGTTTGCAAAATACTCCTTAAACTCTGCTGATGTTGAAGTACCCAAACCCTTAAAATATTTAATATTCCATCCTTTTGTACCATCTTCTCCCATACTCAACTTCCATTTGTTATATTCACCATCGTTATAAAATAGCAACGTTTTTGTTCCTTTCTTTGCTCTTAAAATAGGTGTATTCATAAATGAAATAAAACCAGGAATTCGTGTTAAAGATCCCCATTCACTATGAAATAAATTAATACACAATCCCTTGATATGTGAACCATCCAAATCCTGATCTGTCATATACATTACTTTACCGTAACGTAAATATTTATGAACATCTGCCATTGTTTCATATGTACGACCACTTTCCAATCCTAATACCTTTTTAATATCATTGATTTCTTTATTTTCACTAATTTTCTTCAGTTGTTCACCTCTTACATTCAATAACTTACCTTTTAATGGATAGATACCGATTGTGTTTCTATCATCACTTGATAGACCGGATACAATACCTGACAATGCCGATAATCCCTCACATAGGATAAGAATACAATCTTTTGAATTTACTGTACCACTATAATTCGCATCAATCAAACTTGAAATACCACGTACAGACTTTGTCTTTGTACCATCTGTTTTTTTTGCTAATTTATTTTCTTTTGCTTCAATCAATGAACATGCTACATCCATTACACCCATTTTTGCTACCTTTTCTATAAAATTATCACTTACCTGACACACTGATCCAAATTTGGCTGATGGTGTGTTCATATAATCCTTTGTTTGACTATCAAATGATGGGTTGTCTATATCACATCGCAAAAACAATATCAATTGTTCCTTGATTGCAGCAGCATTTACCTTTATCTTTTTTTTCTTTTCTATGAAATCACTTAATTTACGTACAATTTGTCCCATTATATAATCTACATGTTTTCCTCCTTTGAATGTGCATATTCCATTTACAAATGAAACTTGCATTAATTCATGATTTGGAGATAAAGCCACTGCATATTCCCAACGATCATCTGGTGATTCATACACCCTTTTTGACACATCCTTATTACCAATATACGTATCGATATATTGTTGGAAATTTTTTACAGGAACCTGAACATTATTAAAAGATACTTTTACTTTTTTTATTGAATGATCAGTGATTGCACTTATATCATATATACGTTTTTTTAATAAAGCTAACATATCTGGTGTTATACCATTTATACCAAATCGTCTATAATCTGGTCTAAATGTAACTTTTGTATATGATTTAGCTGTAGTTGCCACTTTGGTAATTTTTGGAGGATCAATCTTATCCAAATTTTGGTGAAATTCTTGAATATACTTTAAACCACGGGTGTGATCTACTGTCTCTACTCTTCCGTATGTTGACCAAATCAGTACCAATTTAAATCCAAAACCGTTCTTACCACCTACTATACGTTTTTCATTTTTATTATAATTAGTGGATGTCCTCAAATGTCCAAAAACCATTTCTGGTATCCATAAATTATTTTCTGGATGCCTGGCTATATCTATGCCATTTCCATCATTTGACATTGTTATTGTGCCGTCTACATCAATCGTTGTATCAATAAATGTTACAAATCGTTTATCTAATTTAGGAGATTGAATCATTCGAACTACATGATCTCGGCAATTTACAATTCCTTCATCAAATAATTTATATAATCCAGGAATATATTCAATATTTCGATAACATATTTTTTGTTTATCTTCATCATATACCCATAAAGATGCATCTACATTTTCAACCGATCCAATATATGTATCTGGGTTATCCAGAATATGTTCTTTATCGGTTTTTTGTTGATATTGTTCAGCTAATGCTGTGTTACCTGTAGATGTAGATGACTTTTTTGACGACATATCTATTACTATTTACAATACTATTACATCATATCTTTATTCAATTTTTCAAAGTTACTATTTTTGTTAATATTATATTTTGTATTGTTTTATGTATATGCCAAAGAATAGTTTATTTAATATTAATAAATTTTGTGATCCTTCTTATCAACGAAGTAAAAGTTCAGGACAAACTAATCAAATAATTACATGTAACCCTGTTGAATATAATAAAGTAAAAACTGCTACCAATGATCCTTCTATCTCATCTAAAATGCGTTATTCTCAATTAGTTAAATCTTCTCGTTATAAACAGGTACCTCCTCAACAAAAACCGGTTACTGTATTTGATGAGCAAAAAATGTGGTTTTCATTTGGACAGATTAAACAAATATCTTCTATTTAGGAATACAATATTTTATTTGTATACTCTATATAATGGTAAACCGTCCAATTCAAATAGGAGGTATGTATCACCTCAAAGAAGGTGATTTTGAGTTATTAACTG